GCAGATTGGCAAGTAGCAGAATATCCTTTTGCCAATATGACTATTGCTGCTAATGCTATAGTTCAAAACCCATTAAAAATCAGCATGCTCATGGTTTGCCCAGCCCAAACTGATGGCGGTTATATCTTAAAACAAGCGCAATTAACTTTATTGCAAACTGTTATTCAGAATCATATTCAAGCTGCTGGCACTTTCACCGTTATTACTCCAGCTTATACTTATACTGATTGTTTATTAACTAATTTGCGGGATGTAACCAATCCTAGTGATAAACAAGTTCAATTCATGTATCAATGGGATTTTGTGCAACCTTTGATTACTACTTCTGGAGCTGCTTCAGTTTTGGGTAATTTGATGCAAAAAGTCACTAATGGCACAGCAGTTTCTGTGGCGGGATGGTAATGACTACTTTTACAACTTTTACCCCTTCTTCAGTCACTCCATTTCAATTTAGCCCTACATTGGATGGAATAACCTATATTGCCACTTGCACTTGGAATGTCTATGGGAATAGATACTATATCAATATCTATACTCAAACTCGAAATTTGGTAATGAGTAGACCGATTATTGGATCTCCAGATAATTACAGTATTAATTTATTATTTGGATATTTTAAGACTTCTACTTTAGTTTATAGGACAAGTAGCAATCAATTTGAAGTAAATCCGTAATGCGCTACTATTCAATAGTAATTACCCCAAATCCTATTGTGGGTCAGGCTTTTGAGCCTATTACCTATACCACTATTGGATTTTTGGGGGACAACTATTCTGCGCTTCAAGTTGATTTAGACATCTATCAGGCTCAATCCCATACCCCTGCGCCATTAGGATCAATCAATATTTATGGGATTTCTTTTGGCGATATTAATCAAACAACTTATTTACCAGGTGCAAATATTCAAGTATTCGTAGGAATGACTACTGGATTGCCTTTTGCTGATCCAAGTCAAATAGGATTGATTGTAGAAGGCACTATTTTGCAAGCCTTTGGCAATTGGCAAGGCACTAATGTCTGTTTAAGTCTGATTATTACTAGCGGTTCTAATGTACCAAGCAATAGTATTAATTTGCCACTTGATTGGAAAAAAGGACAAACTTTAGACGAAGCAGTAAAAGAAACTTTAGAAATAGGCTATATTGGTGAAACCGTTACTGGAACTTATAGTCAAAATTTAAAAACTCCAGAAGATCAATATGCTATTTATGATGATCTAAAAACTTTTGCAAATTATATTAATAGTGTTAGTAAAACCATTATTCCAGACCCTAGTTATTCTGGAGCTTGTATAGTTCCAACTCCAGAAGGATTTAAGCTATATGATAGTTTTGCCCCTCAAGTGCAAAGCACTTTAATCAACTATGTTGATTTGGTAGGTAATATTACCTGGCTAAATGTAGCAACAATTTCTGTAAAAGTGGTAATGAGAGCCGATTTAGAAGTTGGAAACTATATTAGTTTTCCTGCTTTAGCTCCTGTGGTAAATACTGCTACTTTTGCTCAATACAGAAATACGGTATCTTTTGATGGTGTTTTCCAAATAACAAAATTAAGGCATCAAGGTAGTAGCAGACAAGCTACAGGAGATAGTTGGGTAACAATTATTGAAGCTGTTGCAATCAATGAGCCTTTATATATTAATTTAGACCCACAATGACCAATTTTTCCCAAAAAGTCCCTTTAGCCATTTCTTTAGGCAACTTTGTAGACCAGTCAGTTAGGAATGGTTTATCTGGACTTGGGTTAGTTTTTCCTTGTGTAGTTACAGAGGTTGGATTGGATGGCTCTGGAAACACAATAGTTACTGTCAATTTTCAAGTAAATCCAGTTTCTTATACTAATACTGAGGTTACTTTGCCCTCAGTTACCATGCCGATTGCTGAAAGCAGCTATATCAGAATACCAGTTCAAGTTGGAGATACGGGTATTGCCATCTCTGCTAGTGTGAGATTGGGTGGAATTACAGGACTTGGAGCTGGTTTAGCCCCATTAGCTCCTTCTAGCAATTTGGGCGCTTTAGTATTTATGCCTATTAGCAATACTAATTGGGGAACTTTAGATCCTAATGCAGTAGTTATTGATGCTCCTAATGGCGCAATTATTCGCACTAATAATGGCAATGCTGTTGTTACTATTTCTCAAGATGAAATTGAATTAGCTTATGGAAGCAATACAATAGTAATCAATGGAACTAACATTACAATTAATGGTAATTTACAGGTAAATGGTACGATTAATAGTACTGAGGATATATCCGCTGGTTCTGTAACTATGCAGACTCATACCCATCAAGTTGTGGGTGTTCAAGGTGGCAGTTCAACCATTACCACAACAGTTGGAGCAGGATAATGAGAACCTATGGTGTAGATCAAAAAACAGGAAATTGGACTTTATTGACCACTACTCCATTTACTGGAGCAGCCAATCCTTTGGCATCTGAAATTGATAGTGTTTTCAATATAACTTCATCAATTACCACCACTTTATACAACGCTATAACGACTTTTGCTGTTGGATCGTCTACTGTAAATAATGGTGATTTACTTCAAAATGATGTGGTTACAGATGTTAATGGAGTCGTTTTATATAGCGTATGGCTTGATATTACTCAAAACTTTACTTTATCCGCTGCGCCACCAATTAACAATGTAGCAAAACAAACAGGCGGATTTAATACTTTTTTATCTAATTATGGATTAAGTGCTGGAGAATCAGTAGAAGTAGATCCTGGATATATTTGGCTTGCAACATTAGCACAAACCCTAAGATTGAATACTAATGAAAGTCCATTTTATTCAAATTATGGTATTGCAGCAGAACAATCAGTGCAAACTCAAGTTCAGCCAACTATCGATATTACTAGAACTCAGCAACAATTTGCCCCTTATTTCTCTAGTTTAACTATCTTTAAGCAACCAAATACAGCTAACCCAACCTACAATATTAGTGCTGTATTTTTATCAGGTGTTTCTATCCAATCTGTTATTGCAACTTAGGAATAAATAATGGCAACTATGACCAATGCTGGGGCAATACCTTCAAGCCCTACAGACCTTTTAAATGCAGAAATAGCTGCTGCTACCCTGCTTTCACCAGGTTTAACTGCAAATTTACCAGGATCTTTGATTGAAGATATGGCTTCTACTGCTGCTGGTGCAGTGGTTATTCAGGATCAAGCATTTGTAGACTTAGTGAACTCTGTTAGCCCTTATACAGCCAATGCTCCTATTTTGTATGAATTAGGCGCTGTTTATGGAGTTCAACAAGGTGTTGGATCAAACACTTCGGTATATATCACCTTTAGTGGAACTCCTGGTTATGTCATTCCTATTGGCTTTACTGTATCAGATGGCTCTTATCAATATACTGTTCAAGATGGCGGTATTATCGCTTCTAGCGGACAATCTGCTGCTTTATATTGCCTAGCTACTACTTCTGGCTCTTGGGCTGTTCCAGAAGGTACTGTGACCGTTATTATCACTTCTGTCCCTGCTGGGGTATCTTTAAGCTGTACTAACCTTAGTACAGGTATTCCAGGCGCTTCTGCTCAAACTTTGCAAGATTACCAAGCTCAAGTCATTCAAGCTGGAAAATCTGTAGCACAAGGGATGCCTACTTTTTTAAGAACTCAATTAGAAAATGTATCAGGAGTTCAGGCTAGATTAATTTCTATTGCTCAATCTGGCTCTAATTGGCAAATTATTGTTGGTGGCGGAGATCCATACCAAGTAGCCAATGCTATTTTTACAGGTCTTTTTGATATTTCTAATTTAATTGGATCTACCTTTACTGTTTCTAATATTACTTCCGCAGCTAATGCAGTAATTACCCTACCATATAATCCCCAATATACTATTGGAGAAGTTATTGCAGTAAATGGGGCTACTCCTTCTGCATATAATACAAACTATACTATTACGAATATTGCCTATAGTTATTCTGGCAGCGGTGTAGTTACGACAATTACTACTAGCACAGATAGCTCTGGATTTGGCGCATTTACTAGTACAAATGCCTATTTAACTCCAAATCCTAGAAATGAAATTGTTAGTATTAATGATTACCCTAATACTTATGATATTCCATTTATTATTCCTCCAGCGCAAACAGTTACTGTTTCATTGACTTGGAATACTATCTCTCAAAACTATGTATCTCCTACCTCTGTAGCTGCTGCTGGCATCCCTGCATTGGTGGCTTATACCAATAGTATTGCAGTAGGGCAGCCAATCAATGTCTATGAGATGCAAGCGGTGTTTCAAGTAGCGGTAGTTGATTTGATCCCAACCCCATTGCTTTCTAAGATTAGTTTTGAGATTCAGATTAACGGGGTAACAGTCCCGCCTGAAGCTGGAACAGGATTGATTTATGGTGATCCACAGTCTTTCTTTGAAACTTCTTCTGCATCTGTATTTGTTATTCAGGGATAATCATGGTTGAAACCATACTACCTGCATATTTATATCAGCAATATAATAATGACCCTGATTTATTGGCATTTTTTACTGCTTATAACAATACTGCCCAATCCTATTTAGATAATATTAATAGTCTAAATCTACCGATTTATACCCAGCAATCGAATCAATATTTAAATTGGGTAGGTAGGGGTGTATATGGTATTCCTAGACCATATATCCCATTTGGCACTACCACTCTTACTGGCGGTTCTTATGATGCCAATCCTTATGACACCATTCCCTATAATCAAGGGGTTATAGGAGTAAATGGTATACCCATCACTTCTTTATCTTGGTCTAGCGTCAATGGTGGCACAGTAACTGGAACAACCGCATCTACTCCAACTGGGGTGGATATTGGCAGCGTTTATCTTGCCACTATTACAGATGTAGTCCCTGCTGCCTACAATGGCACTTTTGACCTTACTCAAACCGATTTAAATACTTTTACCTATTTATTGCCTAGAGCATCTTCCCCTGGGGTTGTTACTACATTAGGTCAGGTAGGGTCTACTGTTTCCCTAGCAAATGATGACATCTACAAAAGAGTAATTACTTGGAATTTCTTTAAAGGCGATGGCTATCAGTTTAACATTCGCTGGCTTAAAAACAGGGTATATCGATTCTTAACTCAAGTAAATGGTATTCCAGAGCCGATTCCATTTCCAAGTAATGCAAGTCAAGCTGTTGGAGTTACTTTTTCTAGTGGAAATATTGTTGAAATTACTATCGGTTCGGCTATTAATAACTATGCAGCAATCCTTAGTGCATTGCTAAATAACGGAACTTTGCAAACACCTTTTCAGTATACTTTTAGCGTTACATACTGATAAAATTATGAAAAATTACAGAGGTTAATTATGG